CATGTGCATGAAAGTGAATCAGGACACATTCATGAAATAGATGATACTCCCGGCGGCGCAAGATTATTGCAACAGCATATTACTGGAACATTCGCCGAGATACATCCTACAGGAGATAAGGTTGTAAAGGTTGTTGGCAAAAACTACGAGATTGTTATATCAGACAGTAACATACTGATAGAAGGTGACCTTAATGTAACTGTCAATGGTAATAAGAATGAACTTATTAAAGGTGATTATGTTCTAGAGATTGAGGGTGATTCATATACTAAGATTCACAAGAACCAAAGAATACGAGTTGGTGTGAGAGGAGAGAAAGCAGGCGGTGGTAATCGTGAGGAAGAGATTCTAGGAAGTCACGCTTTTGATGTAAGACAAGCAGTCAAAGGTAGAGTTGGTAGTGCAAAAGCTGGCGCAAGGGATTTTGATATTACAATCGGTGGTAACGAATCAAGAATAGTTGGTGGTAACTTTGATTTGAATGTTACAAAGAATCTTACACAAATATCTTTGGCTAATATATTGATAAATGCAACAGATAATATGTCACTGAAGACAGTTGGCAAACCGGCTACCGTTGATGAAGACGGCGGCGCTATCGCAGCCACAGGAATTGTCGCAATCGGTGCTGGACTTAATGTAAATATTCGATCATCTGCTGAAATGAAAATTAAATCTGGTGGTGCATACAAACTTCAATCAGTGGGTGCTGCTAATGAAACATTCGACTCAACATATCGTGTGGATTATAAAGGATTAAATGAGTTCGATCATAGTGGCGATAGAAGAATTATGGTTGGCGCAAATACTTTTGCTAGACACGCAGCTGGTGTTGATCATTCTTGTTCTACTGATCCATCTAGAACATCTGATCAAGATTGCACTGATCCAACAGCACCAGCGTTGCCATAGGAGAAATGGATGGTTGATTTTTCAGTTCCAAATCTATGTGGAGCAAGTGAACAATTCAATAAACTTTCAAGCCAATTTGCTGGCATTAAAGACTCACTTCAAGGTCAACTAGAAGGTGAGATTGATGCTTTAAAAAGCGAACTGACAGCATCCTTGGCTGTTTTAGAAGCAGACATAAAAGGATTAATTCCAGAACTACCATCAATTCCAGATATTAGTTTCATATCAGAAATACAAAATTTAGCAGCATTGCCATCCGGTGGTCTTTCAGGCTTATCTGCATTAGCAAATATTCAATCTCAATTTGGCTCTGCGTTATCTGGGGCTGGTTTTTCTTTGGATAGTCTTGTAGGCGATGCAACAGCGGCTTTCTCTGGTGGTGTTGATTTGTGTGGCGGTGGCCTTCCTAATTTTGTAATCGGACCAAACGGTTTACCAACTTTAAAACCAGAAGATGCTGGCATGCCAGATACAGACCCAAAGCGTTTGGATGAAGATGATGATATTGAAGGAGAAGCAGCGTCTTCACTTTTGACACCAGCCGCTGAGATATCATCTGTAAATGCACTAATAGAAGCTGCAGCTAGTAATGCAGCTTCAAATTATCAAGAGCAAACTGCAAAGATTAGGGCTGTCATTTCATCTGAAACAGGTGAAATTAGTAACAAGACTAAAGAAGAATTTGATAAAGCAGATGCTGTTGCTGAGACTGCGGCTATAAAAGCAAAAGTTCCAGCTAATCCACAAACTGCAAAAGTAAAAGATGCGGTATTAACGAATAAAACTTTACCACCTAAAGAACCTGTTATTAAACCAGTTGATTTGACGGCAGACGAGCAAGCTGAAATAGAGGCATTAAGAGTTCTTCAAGATGATATAAGTGATCTTGAAAATGAGATGATGAGTGAATTTGAAAGATTGTCCCACCTTCTTCTTAAATATACAAAAAAGTTTCCTCAGAATATAACAGCTGACGGAAAAAGAAAAGTTATCTTAGACAGGAAAAAAAGAGCATCGCCGCCTGGGAGAACAGCTCCAAGACCACTTACGATCAAAGGCTTTCATGAGTATTATAGAGGTCAAGTTAACGCAAAGAAAAAAAGCTTTAAAGAATTAAATATCAGAATTGATAGAAGAAGAGATTTGATATTAACAGGTAAATCGACAGAAAGAGCTTTAAGGGAAGGCACGTCTTTAGTTAGGACGACCAGCGCACAAAATGTAAAAACACTTGAGGATATCTTTGAGCGAATTAAAAATGAGAGACCAATTAACACTGTTTTAACTTTGCTTGAGTTAATAGATTTTTTGGATGACGCTTATGTTCTTGCTGAGAAAACCTATACGGTGGCATTGGACGCACCAGCGTCGTCAGGTCTTACAATTGTATCAGTCAGAGACTTAGGGTTTGTTAAACAGTTTAGACTTAGTGACGGACGTGAAGTTAGTGAAAATCAACTAGCTGGTCTGGGTTTGTCCCCATCATGATAATAAAAAAATTAGTCACTCTAAAAATATTGTATTGGATGCCAGATTATAATAATGTTCTGCAACAATTTACTTGGCAGACAAAAGATATAGTTCCAGAGTATCCAAGAGTGCATAAATTTTTAAACTATTGGCATGAGGAGATTGATGCGGTAATATCAGAGGTTCAGATTGCTCATAGTGACAATCACGAATATAGACCAATAATAGAAGAGTTTCGTTATTAAAAGAAGTAAATAATATTTATTTTGTTCTTATAAATAAATGAAGGAGTAACCATGTCAGGATTTACAGATGCACAGGGACAAAATGATATATCACGCAATGTGCGTCAGTACCGTGACCTCGACCTTTTCTTTGGTAGAAAGCCCGTCAGTGGCGATGTTAATATTCTTACAGATGTAAATAACATTAAAAGAGCAGTTAGAAATTTAGTGTTAACTAATATATATGAGAAACCCTTTCATCCAGAAATAGGTTCGGGTGTGAGGGACATGTTATTCGAGAATATGACTCCTTTGACATCTATAATTTTAAGTAAGAAGGTAGAAGAAGTAATTGAAAATTTTGAACCAAGAGTTCGATTGATGAGCGTATCAGCAAGACCAGATTTGGATCGAAATATTTATGATATGACAATTGAGTTTTTTATTAAGAATGCTCCCACAGAACTTGTAACAGTAGATGTATTTCTAGAGAGATTACGATAATGGCAACAAATGATAAAAGATTAATTGTTTCAGAATTTGACTTTGATGATGTTAAATCAAACTTAAAAACTTTCTTACAAGCACAAACAGAATTTACAGATTATGATTTTGAGGGCTCTGGTATCAGTGTCCTTTTAGATGTTTTAGCTTACAATACTCACTATCTTGGTTTTAATATGAACATGCTTGCAAATGAGATGTTTCTTGATAGTTCATCTCTTCGTTCAAGTGTGGTATCACATGCAAAAACTTTGGGGTATGAAGTAGCATCTGTTCGATCTGCAAAAGCAGAGATTGATGTTATACTATTTGACTCAGTAAAGACAACTGGAACTCTTTCTGCTGGAACAGTTTTTACCTCATCTGTTAATGATGTTGAATTTCAATTTGTTCCTATAACTGACTTTACTGCCACTAATAGCGGTTCTCAAATTTCATTTCTTAATATTCCTGTTTATGAAGGAACATTTGTAACTACAAGAATTACAGTTGATGTAGACGATGTAGCACAAAGGTTTGTTATTCCAGACAACAGAACAGATACTAACACTTTAATTGTTGAAGTAGAAAATTCTTCTGCTGATTCTACATCTACAACATATACAAAAACAACTGACATATCACAGGTCACTTCAACAAGTGCTAACTATTTTATTCAAGAAGTTGAGAATGGAAAGCATGAGATATATTTTGGTGATGGTGTGATTGGTAAAAGACTATCAGATGGAAATGTAGTTGTCATGACTTATGTTGTGACAAATGGAACATCTGCAAACACTGCGGCTGCATTTACAAATGCTGCCGTAATTGATACTGTAATTGATGTATCTGTTTCAACTGTCAGTTCAGCTAGTGGCGGAGCAGTTGCAGAAAGTATTAATTCCATTAAATTTAATGCGCCTCTAACTTTTGCTTCACAAGGTCGTTGTGTTACTGCTGACGATTATACGACTTTTGTAAAAAGATTTTTTCCAAACACACAATCCGTATCTATCTTTGGTGGAGAAAATGGTTCTTTTGATGATACCGTTGGTGTTGTTAGTACACCAGAATATGGAAAAGTGTTTATATCAGTTAAATCAACAACAGGAAATAATCTGACAGACTCAGAAAAAAGAACATTGGTAAACAACCTTGCTCCATTTACTGTTGCCTCTATTACTCCAGTTATTGTTGACCCAGAGACACTATTTCTTATTTTAGAGGTTAATGCTAAATTTAATTCTTCTCTTACCACAGAAACATCAAATTCATTATCAACTGCTATATCAACAACACTTATAAACTTCAATAATAGTGAGTTAAAACAATTTAATAGCGTATTCCGTCATTCTAAAGTTGTGGGACTTATTGATGATACGGATAAATCAATTACTGGTAATATAACAAAGATTACAATGGCAAAATTTTTTACTCCTACTCTTATAACTTCTGTTGGTTATACAATTAATTTCAATAATGCTGTCTTTCATCCTCATGAGGGTCATAATGGTGCGAATGGCGGCGTTGTTGCATCAACTGGATTTAAAATAAGTGGCGATACTGTTAATGAAGTTTTCTTTGATGATGATGGTAGTGGTAATATTAGAAGTTTTATTATTTTGGCTGGTCTTAGAAATTATGTAGACCTTTCTGCTGGAAATATTAATTATATTACTGGTGAAATAAAAATTAATCCTATTAATATTATCTCAATATCAGATATTGATGGGTCTGCTTCAACTCAAATAAGAATAACAATAACTCCAGATTCCCAAGATATTATTCCAGTTAGAAATCAGATTCTTGAGTTTGATTTAGTAAACACTGTTGTATCGGTATTAATTGATACTGTATCTACAGGCTCCGGTTCAACCACATCTGCTGCCGGTGGAAGTGCCACATCTTCTACGGCCCCAATTTCGAGTTATTAAAAATGGCACCTTTCGATAATCCACCTTCTGATACACTTACAACGAAAATCTCACCGTTGATTGATGGGCAATTGCCCGATTACGTTAGAGATGAAAATCCTGTATTTTCTAAATTTATTAAATATTATTATGAGTATCTAGAAGCTGGTGAATTAATCGTAACATCAATTGTTGATAATGTTCTTTTGGAGGTTGAAACACCTTCATTTCTTTTATCCCACGATGACACTCAAATTGTATATGAAGATTCTGATGGAAAATTTTCTGTTGGAGAAATTATAACGGGACAAACATCAAAAGCAACTGCTACAATTTTAATTGATGATTTACGAAATGGTCGAATGTTCATTTCTGCACAACAACAATTCATTACAGGCGAAACGATTGTGGGTGCAACCTCTGCTGCAGAAGGTGTAATTACGAGGTATAGGGGTAATCCAGTACAGAATATTCAGCAACTATTGGCTTATGCTGATGTTGATGGAACAATACATGATTTCTTAGATCAATTGAGTGTTTCTTTTATGAATGCTATTCCAAAGAAATTGGCAGCAGGAATAGACAAAAGAAATCTTTTTAAGAACATTCGTGAATTATACAGAACAAAAGGAACAAGTGAGAGTTTTAAACTCTTTATTAGAATTTTACTAAACTTAGATTCTGAAATTGTTTATCCTAGAAAATTTATGATGAGAGCTTCTGACGGTGAATGGAGCAGAAGTGAAGTTATGAGAACTACTCCATTATTTTCATCAATCGGAAGTGAATTAGTCAGTCAGAAAATAACTGGACTAACATCTGGTGCTACAGCTGTAATTGAGTCTTCAAATTCTCTTACTCAAGGTGGAGTTAATATAACAGAATTTATAGTTTCATTTAGGGACGGAGATTTTATTGCAGGAGAGACTATACGAGGAATTTCAGTTACTAGAGATGTTATACAAGAATTTACAATTTTAAATATTGTATCGGCAGCTACAATAACAAATGACGGTATTCTATATTCAGCAAAAGATACATCAACTATTAACATTGATTTTGGTAACGGATCGGCTACTGCTGAAATTGAGAGCGTCAAAACTGGTTCAGTTAGTGGTGTGATTGTTGATGATGTTGGTGCTGGATTTAAGGTTGGTGATCCTCTTGTATTTGCAAGTACAGAGTCGAATATTTCTCTTCCCGCTGGATTTGTTTCGGTGGTTGATGGTGCAATAACTCTAAACGGAACCGATGATATTTCAACTGATGCCGGTGATTTTCTTGTATATGAAGATGCCACAACAGAGCATTTAGAAACTTTTAGTTTTGAATTAGAATCTGGATTACGAGATGAAGCAACTGCTATTATAAATGGTTCGGTAAGTAATTCTACCACACTAATATTAGACAATAATATTGGAACTATAACTTTAAATATGGTTGTTTATGGTGGTGGTATTGGCGAGGGTGTTACAGTTACAGCCATCACTTCACAGAACAATATAACAGTTAGTTCTAAACTTACTTTATCGGATAATGTTGCTATTAGATTTGTAGAAGCTGCTGGTGTATTGAGGACAGAAACCGGCAACGCAACTGCTACTGATATGGGTCACAATTTTATAAGTGAATTCTTGCCACGCCCTGTTGCTGACACATATACAACTGGCGCTGATCAAATGGTTCTTGAAGATGCAACTGTTGATCTTGGTGAAATAACAAGAATTCATCTTACGAATAATGGCAATGGGTTCAAGAAACTTCCCACTATTACTCTAAATCCAAATATAGGGACCGTGATGTTGAAAACCACGGGAGCTTATAAAACTATATCAACTGCTGCTTTAATTTCAACCACAACTGATATTGGTGCAATAGATGAAATACTAATAACAGATGGTGGTGCAAATTATTCCACAACTGAACTTCCAGATACAATTCTACAAGCTAATTTTGTACTCAAAGATGTAAGTGGAACATTTGTAACAGATGCGGCACTAACAACTCATACTGGTATTGTTAAATCTTTTGACGTTGATACACAAGTTCTTCAAACTACTTTAGAAGATGTGGTGAGAACTACATTAGAAACTACTGATGCTATTCCGATAGGACTGGAAGATAGTATTGCTTCCACAGAGGACTATATTACAATTTCTGGTGGTGGAACTGAAGATGGTTTCTATGATGAAGGATTTCCTCACGATGGATTTGCTGATGAAACAGATAATGAACCATTTGTATTGAATGCAACAGAATTAACTGGTGATGCATTTCTTGCGCTCGAAGGTGATACTGATGGAATTTTTCGCACAGAGCCAAACACATTTATTGAAAAAACATATCTTGAACTTGAGGATGAAACTGGAGTTATAGTTGGAGAAGATGCTGAAGAAACATCTCAAAAATTTATTAGAGAGTTTCCAAGAGGAAGACAACCAGCTAGGACTTGGTTAGACAAAGTTGATTTTATAGCTGGCAGACAAATTTCAGCAACAGAGTTCGGTCCCTCAAGAATAACTCCAACGAGTTTTTACTTAGATGACCAATCGTGGAAAGATACTTTTGGAGTTTTTGTCCCTTCATTAACTCATAAAGCAAATGCAACTGCAATCACTGATGGTATAACTGCCACAGAAAATGTTACATTGGACAATAACTCTGGAACCATAGATGAAGGAATGGTTGTTACTGGTACTGTTGCAACAGCTGCTGTATCTGGTTCAACAGTCAATGGTTTTAATATAACAGTAATAGTTTCTGGTGGTACAATTCAAGCAGGATTGATAGTTGAAGGAACTGGAATTCCAGTAGGCACTCTTGTTGCAACAGTAACATCTGCTGTTATATTTACTTTAAATACTCAAGTAAGTTTATCTGATTCAACGGCACTTACATTTAAACTTCCATCAAATGTGACTGTTACTGATGTTACTTCACAGACAAGTATTGCAATAAGCTCTGCAATTACTTTTGCAGATAATACTTCCCTATCATTTGAAAGTGCATCAACAAATGGACCATTTATTAAAGGTGAAGAAATAACTGGGGGAACCTCTGGAGCAACGGCACTTATATTAGACCCTGCCGGAGATTTAAAATTTATTTCAAGTAACAATATAGATTTTGCTATAGGAGAAACAATTACTGGAGAGTCAAAAGTAGATAGTGATGGAAATATTGTTACTGCTGCATCAGTAATTCAAACCCTTGGTCAAGAGTTTATTTTATCACCAGAATCAGTATGGACAGAATTTGATATTGAAGTTATATCACAAAAGAATGCACCTATACTTGAAGATGAATCTAGTGCGGTAATTTTCAGTAATGAGTCTGAAGAAATAGTTTTGGAAACTGCTGGGCGTTTTAGGAATGTTGTTATTGAATCAGACCATTTAGTCTTGGATGGAACTGATGAAATTCTTAATGATGATCCTACTGTAGCTGGATTTTCTACTGTTAGAACAAATGCTGGTGGATTTATTGTTGAAGAAACAAGTGGTGATATAATAACTCTTGAAAGTGATGGTGACTCCTTTATTACTGGGTTTAGTGATAAAAGCACTTTTGACTTCTATGATGGTCAGAACTTTGGATTAATTTTAGACGGCGATTTTGACGATAGAGGAAAGATTCTTTTAGATGGTACTGATACTGATGGGTTGAATGCTGGTTCTGAAATGATTGATGAGAGTAGTAATGCAGGTGGTGTGGCTTCTTTTGGTGTACTTGAACTGGAAGAGGGTGGAGTTTTTCTTGGTGAGATTGATCCAGAGACAGGAGTTTTTGCTTTAGATGGAACAGATTCTTCCTCTACCCACGCTGGTAGTAGTGTCATCCATGAAGTTGATGGGATAGATTTCTCTGCTGGAACTACTGTTATTACTGCTTCTGGTGGGTTCACAGGAACTATTGTGAATGCTGATGTTGCAAAGGCAACCTCAGTTGTTAATTTTGTAAGAGATGATATTTCTGGTTATGGTAATAATATCGAAAGTATACTTGGTGAAGATTTGAATAGACTACAAGATTCTTTCTTCTATCAACAATTTTCATATGAAATTCAAACGGGTGCAGGGGCAAATGAATATATTAACGAATTGAAGAAAGCTGTTCATCCATCTGGATTTGCAGTATTTGGTAAGGTTAGTATTGCTACACCATTAGAAGGGCCTATGACATTATCATCATTGACTGATGCGATATCTATATCAGCATTTTCTGGTGATCCAGATTTCTTTAGATTCATTCGTAGGTCGCTGGGAACTATGGAGTTGCAAGCTGGTGCACAAGGTGATGTTATAATCTTAGAAGATTCTGAAAGTGCTGGTGAAGTTTTCTCCATATTTGAAGATGATGGATATATCTTAGAGGAAATTGGAACATCAAATATATTTGAAAGTGAATTTGTTGTCCAGTTGGAAAGTAATGATATAAACTCAGGCATAAATGAAAAAATATTGACTGAAGATGACTTCCATGTCAGTGGGTTTTCTGCAAGTGTAGTAGAAGAATCTTTTAATCTAATTCTTGATGGAACACAGGACGGACTTGCTTTTCAAGACTCTAAAAATGCTGGAGAAGATTTACTTGATGAATCTGGTTTTCCGTTTAGATTGGAGACTGCACTTGAGAGAAACACAACAAGTAGATTTTTGGTACACTCTGTGGGTGGTAATGATACTGCACTTATACTTGAGAATGGTGGTTTCTTTTTATCAGAGACTTCATCAACATCAGGTAGCATACAACCATATAGTAGATATCCAGTAGATTTACCAACTACTCATACATCATTGTCAACTGGTAGTTCTTTGGTTAAAAATCAAACAAACTCTGATGTATCTTTGATAAGAAAAATGGGTATCACTTTACCAACAGAATCGTTTGGTAATACTTCGCACTCATTTGGTTTAATAAGGTTGGGTGAAAATCCATTTGGTACGGAAAGAACCAGAGTTGAAACAGAATTGGGTACTATTGCAAGCAAAGCAGCTCAAGAGGCTCATCAGGTTGCCATAATTTCAATTTCACACCAAGATAGCGAGTTTGGCGAAGCTTGGACTGGTGAACTTATTATGGAAGACTCGAATGATGGTATTGTAATAAATGAAATCACCAAAGTTCAATCAGTAAATCTGGATGGTGTTATTGCAAACACTTTTCTTCTTGATGGTACTGACACTTCTGCAACAGACAGAAATTTTAATGTTCGACTAGAGGAATTGAACGAAACACTATTGCTTGAGGATGGTTCAGCTGATGCACATGTCGATTTGACTTTTGACGGTGTTAAATTAGAGGATGGTACTGATGGTGGTCCTGGCTTATTGTTAAATGAAGCTTCAGGATTTTCACCAGTATTGGAAGATATTATAAGAAGAGCTATTATTGATGTTGGTGAAGACCCACACAATACTACAAAATCTTCAGCAACAGTTGGGTTACTGCTTGAAGAATCTGACCAAGGGTTCTTTAAACAAGAAGATGGTAGCACAGTTGCAACTACTTACGGAGATGATTTCTTACTAGAAAATACAACTGGATATGGAATAAATGATAAGTTAATATTTGAAGCTGTTAGAATGGAAGTAGAGACTGAAACAGATAAGGTTGGAGTTATTCCACACCAAAACTATTTAAGTTCTACTTTTGATAATATTACACATAGTTCGGATATCTATATAGATATAGGAATGAGCATACCATTGGAAGATGGCGTAGATGACGAGGGTAACGGTGGAAATATAGTTTATGATGGAACAGATGGTTCTTCGACTGATGCTGGAAGTAACATTATGCATGAAGATGGAACTAGAGCAAGCATACTAATAGATTCTGAATTTACTATATAAGTACCGTTATAAATATAAATAACCAGACAGAATAGGGACTGAAAATGGTAGCAATCATTACGGAAAAATTTAAATTACACAATGCATCACAATTCATAGAATCTTTCAGTGAAGCTGCAGCATCAACATACTATATGTTTATCGGTAAAGCTACTGAGTTCAACGGGACGAATGATGGAACTGGCTCAACTGATAGTACGCCGCCCACTCCATTAGATAGTGTTTCTGATGAATTTTATTTTTGGGATCAGATGGTTGCAGCCAAAAAAATTGCATCAACTGATGTACTTAATAGTGTTCCTAGAAGAGATTGGTCAGACGGCACTACTTTCGACATGTATAGAGACAATTATAGTTCTTTGGATACAGCAGATTCTGGTGCGTCAACACTTTACAGTTCAACCTTTTATTTTAGAACATCAGCAAATAGAGTTTATAAAGTTATTAGTAATATTCCAGTTGGTGCAAATACTACTGCTTTGGCATTTGATGGAACAGAGCCTTCTACTGAAGGAACTGCATTATTCACTCATGGTGGATATGTTCTCAAATATATGTACACGATTTCTGCATCAAATCAAACAAAATTTTTGACAACTGATTTTATGCCTGTTATAACTGATAGTACAGTAAGTGCTGCAGCAACTAATGGTGCTGTTGAGTCTTTGAGAGTAACAAATGTGGGTAGTGGAGTAACAGATGGAACTTTCTTTACAGCAATTCAAGGGGATGGTACTAATGCAGGGACTTCATCTGGTGCTATTGCAAGAATTGTAGTTTCCGGCAATCAAGTTCAAGCATTTGGAACGGTTGCATCTACTACTTCTGGTATTCATGCTGCCGGTTCTGGTTATACATATGGAACAATCAATCTTGGTGCTGGGTCTACCTTCTCTGATAGTTCGCTTACATCAGCATCAGCTATGGGCGGTTCTGGTTCAGCAATAGATGTTATTATATCTCCCAAGGGTGGACATGGTTCTGATGCAGTAAAAGAGTTGGGCGCACATTTTGCAATTATTAATACAACTCTATCTGGTGCAGAATCAGACGATATTTTGGCTGGAAATGATTTTAGAAATGTTGGTATAGTTGTTGACCCAACTAATTTTGGCAGTGATACTGTTGCTACTGCTTCTACTGCTAGACAAACATTTGCTCTAAAGTTTGCATCAGTTTCTGGAACTTTTACCGCAGACGAAAAAATTACCCAAGCTTCTACAGATGCGATTGGTAAAGTAGTTGAATTTGATAGTTCAAATTTAATTCTATATTATCAACAAGAGAGACATGCAGACTTTGGAACAAACTCATCCACGGGTGCTTATGTTGCTTTTAGCGGCGCAAATGCGGTGACAGGTGCTACATCTGGTGCAGCTGCAACTCCAGATGCAACGGCGGATGCAGCAGTCACTCTTACTAATGCAAGCACAATTACCTTCACTGATGGATTTGCAAATCCAGAATTAGCAGCTGACAGTGGTGATATTATCTATAAAGAAAATCGAAGACCAATATCTAGAGCTACAGATCAAACAGAAGATATTAAAATTATAGTGGAATTCTAATATGCCAGAAATTAAAAACTTAAATGTTGCCCCATACTTTGATGATTTTGCAGAAGGAAACAATTTTGTAAAAGAACTCTTCAGGCCTGGTTTTGCAATACAAGCTAGAGAATTAACACAACTACAGTCTGCTTTACAAAATCAAATAGAACGTCATGGGAGTCATATCTTCAAAGAAGGAGCAATGGTAATTCCCGGTCAAATTAGTTTGATCAATGTAGCAACTCTCAAATTAGCAAATACCTTTTCTGGGGAAACTATTGACCCTTCTCAATATTTAAATGCAGATATTCCTGTTTTAATTACTGGTGCTACCACTGGTGTTAGCGCAAAGGTGGTTGGATTTACTGCTGGAACAGCAACAGATCAACCACTACTTCATATTGCGTATGAGGGAACCGGCAGTGATTTTGAAACATTTGAATTTGCTGATGGAGAGAATATTTCAGCTAATGCTGGTATTACTCACACAACATCATTTGGAAACGATGTTGCTTCTGCAACTACTTTTACATCTCCTCTTAATGTTGCGGCAGCAACGAAAGATGAACTTGCCGGTCCAACTGGGCCAGCATCTAGATTAGGGCAGGCGGTAAAGGTTGAATCTGGTGTATATTATATTAGAGGATTTTTTGTTCAAAATAATGAAGAAGCACTAATCCTTGATCCGTATGACATTAAAGCATCTTTTCTAGTTGGATTTAGTGTGGCAGAAACAATAGTTACACCAGAAGAAGATACCAGTTTATTAGATAACTCTACAGGTTCTACAAACTTTGCGGCAAAAGGTGCCCATAGACTCAAGTTGGATTTATCCTTAGTTAAGTTGCCTCGAGCCACCGTTACAGATGAAAAATTTGTTCAGTTAATGGATATTTTAAATGGCGGCATTCGGTCGATTGCAAGGTTCTCAGAATATGCTGAACTTGAACAAAATCTTGCAAGAAGAACTCATGATGAATCTGGTGATTACACAGTCAAACCATTTGAATTTGAAATGTTTGAAAGTGTAACAATCAATGAGAATGTGGGAAGATTTGCACTTGGTGATACAACAGAATCGGGGAATGTTGCCAGCACAGATTTGTTGACATTAAAAGTTTCTACAGGTAAAGCATATATTAGAGGATTTTTTGTTCAAAATAATGAAGAAGCACTAATCCTTGATCCGTATGA